CTGCATATACCACACCATGTTGTCCAATACACCCACAATTAGAACCAACTTGTCTTATTGAAAAAGTAAAAGGTGGACCAACAAATTGCATTGTGTAGGCTGCTTGATCTGTTAAAATTAAATTATAATCTTTACCAGAAACAGCCGCTACAATTTTATTACCGGTATCCAGTCTAAATGTTCCTGCGGTATTTACAGAAGTAGGTTGATACACATTATAATTTTCTTGATCACTAAATCTAATAAACATTGGATCTTGTGTAGTTGTATCTCCTATTGTTGTTTCAGTTCCAAGGTGTACAACGTGTCTATCTCTATCTGATACAATCGTTAATCTAGTAGAAGTTGGAGCACCCGTCATAATCGTTGCTCGTTGTTCTAATGGATTAGATAGAGCTGGATTCCAAACAAAAGTTTTTCCATCTTTTATAGTTGCAATTAATTGTTCTCCAAAGTTATCTAACGACCAAGAACCAGGATCTAAAATTACAGTTGATGAAGTTGTACCACTTCCCCAAGTTAATCGACTCCAAGTTCCTGTACCCCAACCATATCCATAAGTTTGTATAGTTGGACCAATATTTACATAAGGATCTATTGTTGCAGAACCTGAAGCAGACATATTTGTTCCAGTTTCATTTGATTTCATTTGTATAGTAAAAGTTCCTGTAGTTGGAACAGTTAAAATTTCAAAAGTATAATTTTCAAAATCAGCAGCAACATAAGAAGACGTACCTGGAATAGTCACACTTGAAAAAGTAATATAACTTCCAACATCTAAATTATGAGTTGCTTTGTTTACAGTAACAATATCAGATCCATTAGTTGAATCAAATGTTGCACCTGTTATAGCTGTATCCAATGGAGTTACATCATAAAAAGCATCTTCATAAAATATGTATAAACATTTTGATGTGCCTAATGCTGCGTATTTTCTACCCTCTAAATCATTCCATGTATGTTGTGCTCTTGTTGGTCCGGCAATAGTTTTTTGACCAATTGCAGTAAAACCTCCAATTTTTTCTGGTTGACCATATCTAAATCTAATAAAGTCACCATCAATCCATTGTCCTTCAGCTCCTGATGGAGTATCTGCTTTATTCATTCCTGGTCGAATAGTTACGTTTGTTAAAGGCATAAGCCATTTTACAACATTTTAGAGCTTCTTCCAAGTAGACGGAGAAGGAATGTTATGTTCAGATTTAACACCAGGTTTCATAGTAATCATAATATCTCCTGATATAGATATACGTGGTTCTTTTTTTAAATTTTTTCCTGTTTCATGGAATATCATTGATGGAAATACAACCAAGTTACCTGTAGCTGCAGGGTATTCTGCTTTAGCAAAATTAGTATTATCCCATTTACTAAAATAAGGATCTCTTCTTGGTATATTTAAACCTACTTTATGTGCCTCATCATCTAAAAAAAACAAATTACCTTGTTCCTCTGCATAAGGATAATAGACAAAAGAATAATGACTACTCATATGTCTATGGTAAGATATAAACTGATCTTTAACAGAGTAGGTTGCCCAAGACTTTGTAATATAAGCCTCAAACAAATTCATATCATAGTTTTGCATTAATAATGCACCTTTAATACCTAATTCTATTTCATTAAATAATTTATTAAATCTTTTATCTAAATGTAAATTGTCGTCTATAGATTGAAGTTCTTTAGGCTTTATATCCGTTGTTCTTGAATATTGAGAATTAGTTGGAGTAATGCTTTCAGATATAATTGGTATTATTTCTTTGTTTATTTCTTCAAAATTTTTTATCGCAGTAATATAAATTGGATAACCAAACCATTTAGTAATGTTTGCCATAAAGGCACTATACTAATTTACTTTTAAAAATCTATATTTAATCTCACCATTACCACCAACACCCCCATCAGTAGAACCTCCACTATATTGAGCACCACCACCGCCCCCACCAGATCCTCTAGTTCCAGCAGCCCCAGCTCCACCACCTATAGGAGAACCTGCTCCACCTGATATATTTCCTGCATAAGAAGCACCACCATTAGATCCACCAATTTGACAGTTATCCCCACCACAGTTATTAGATCCTGATATTCCTCCTGTCGCACCATTACCTGATTGGTTAAATGTGCCTACAGGTCCACCTGTTAATGTAGTAACCGATTTTGTTGTTCCATCACTATCTCTAAAATTACCTGATGTTACTGCTGTACCTGATATGGTTGCTGATCCTGCTGTACCTGCAGTGTTAGTTCTTAAAGGTCCTTGAACTCCTCCACCTGTACCTGATGAACCACCACCAGCTCCTAAAGTAAATAAAGATCCTGTTGTAGAACCTGATAAAGTTGTATTAGTTCCTGCAGATGCAATACGTGGTTGTTTAAAATTTGCTGTTTGATTTCCTGCTGCTCCACCAGAACCGATTGAATAAGATATTGTTTCGCCTTCAACAACAGTAAATACTTTATCGGATATATAAGCTCCAGATCCACCACCTGCTCCAGCAGATTCTCCCCCTGCTTTATCGTAGTCAGCACCCCCTGCAGCTCCACCTCCACCACCAACAGCAGCTTGAATATGAATTGAGTTAGCACCTTGGGGCACTGCAAAAGTTCCTGAGCCTGAAGATAAGGTTACATAAGAAGTTGCTTCAAAAGCACTAAATACTAATTCCCATGTTCCAGAATCTTTTGCGTAAATTTCATCAACTTCTTCCCAAGTACCTGATACTTTTCCATATACTTGATCTGCTTCTTGAAAAGTTCCTGATACTTTACCATAGGTATTAGCCATTTAAACTCCTATGAATATTTAAACCAAATATCTCCATCGTTACCACCGGTTGGAGAAGCTGTGCTTATTGTAAATTTTCTTTGAAGTTTTGCAGCTGTTACTGCATCATCAATTATTTTTGCAGTGCTAATTTGATTGTTTGATATAAGTGAAGTAGTAATTGCGTTCGCAGTAATTTTTGCTGAAGTAATACTACCATCTGCAAGTTTTGCTGTACTTATTGCACTATCATCTATTTGTGCTGTGCCAATTGTTCCACCTAAAGTATTAAGAGCTACTTCAGTAATATTAGTTCCATCTGAATATGCAGCATGAATTTTACCTTCATCTAATGTAAAACCTGTTCCAGAAACAGTTTTAAAAGTTAAAGAGTAAGCTCCATGTGTTGTACCATCTTTTAAAATGTAAAATTTTTCTATTGAGTCAGGTATTGTTACAGTTCTGTTTGCTGCTAAAGTACCTGTGAAATTAAGAACCATGTTTCTTGCATTTGAAATCGATGCATTAGACATAACTAATGCTACGTCTGCTGATGCAACATCAATAGCTTGATAACCTGCTATTGCTTGTTGTACTAATTCTAAGTTAGTATTAGTTTTTGTGCCCCATGTACCGGCATTTTCTCCGGTTGCCATAAGTTCCAGTTTAAGGTCTGATGAATATGTTGATGCCATAATTGTGTATTATATACTCTTTAAGCTGCTAGATCAACTTCTACCCAAGTGTTAGAAACTCCTTTATCTACTTCAGTCCATGTATTAGTTACATCCGGATCTACGTTTGACCATGCAGTAATAAGAGGTGAATTTATACTAGTAGTTAATTGAATTCCTGTTACATCAACAACAGTATTTAAATCTATGGTAACAGAATTGATATATGGTAATAATTGTGACCCTGTGACTTGTACATCTACACTAGTAAAGGCAGTCGCATCTCCTAATCCTAGAGTTAGTTGAGATCCAGTAACATCTACATTAGCATCTCCAGTAATTGTAGTATCTCCAAGAGCAAAGTCTAATTGTGAACCTGTAACATTAACAATTTGTCCAATAGCAATACTTACTAAACCAATATTAGTTTGTAATTGAGAGCCTGTGACATCTACATTTGCTCCTGCAGTTACAGTAGAATTTCCTATATTAGTTTGTAATTCAGATCCAACTACATCTACATTAGCATCAGCTTGAACAGTTACACCATTAATAAATGTATTTATAACAGTTCCTGATAAAATAACATCTGGATCAGTTTGTACTTGACCCAAAGTCCATGTTAGTTGTGAACCTGTAACGTCTACATTAGCATCTCCTGTTACAGTTACACTTTCTATAGATGTGTTTAATTGAATTCCTGTGACATCTGCATTTGTTGGAATATCAACATCTCCAATATTTAATTGAGCTGTTACAGAACCAACCGTTACATTTGCGTCTCCAGTTACAGTAGAATTACCTATATTAGTATTTAATTGAATTCCAGTTAAAGTAACACTTGCACCAGCAGCGATAGTTACATTCCCTATGTTAGTAGTTAATTGTACACCGGAAAGAGCAACAACAGCGTCTTGACCGCCTAATGAAGATATCGGTGATTGTGATATTGCTGTTATCCCTAATGCCAAGGTAAACTCCTATAATGTTATAAAGGAAGCAGTGGGGTGATTGGTGGTGCCACTGCCTCCATCATAAAATTATATCATCGTTTAAACCATGAAGGAAGACCCAAATGAGGTCTTTTATCAAACATGTTGTCCTTAGCACCAGGTGTCTTACTATTATTGTAATGTAAAAATACTTGAATACATTCTTTTCCTTTAAATTTTTCTCGCCAATGCTCTAATTCGCATCCAGAATAAACAAGCATATCTCCTTGTTTTAAATCTACTTTAATACCTTTCATACCTTCTTTACCTGATGGCTCTAAATAGATAGGCCAATCATCACCGCCTAAATTCATAGTAGTCGATATTTCACAACTAAATCGATCTTTATGTCTTTTAAGTTCGTCACCTTTTTTATAAATTCTTGCATAAGTATATGCAGGATATAATTTTAATCCTGTTGCTTTTTCCATAACAGGCTGACACTTTAATAATAATGTTTCCATCGCTATATCGGAATAACAAGAATAAGTATTTGGAATTTGTTCATTCTCACCTTCATAATAACCTAGTAAAGTTTCGTAAGGAGAAATGTAACGAGCTTGTCTACATGTATCATAAACTTGTTTTTGCATAGCAAAATAGTTTGCAACAAATGCAGCTAGATCTTTTGAGATTGCTTGACGGATAACAGTGTATTTATTTTTTTTAAAACTCATATCTTTTGTATTTTTAAGTTGTTGTCTAAAGCAATTTCTTCTAAATTATTTTTAACAATTCCATTTTTAAATTTTATTTTAGGCAAGTACATTGTATCACCTTTAAAATAATTACAGTGGTTTGGAGGTTTAATTTTAAAAGGTTTAATACTATACTCTATTTCAGGATGACATAACCAGTAAATAGGTTTATCTAAATACCATGTCATTTTTGAATTTTTATTTACATGATTTTTTAAAACTTGATAAAAAAACGTATACAATCTTATATTTTCTTTATCTTGATATTTTTTTGAAATACAGTCATCAAAAAAAATAGTATCAAAAGTTTTAAGATTTTTTAAAACATCTTGCCAATAACCTTTAACTATTTTTACTTTATTTTTTTGTCTCAAAGACCACTGTTTTGCTTCTTTATAAAGAATAGGCTCAATTATTGTATGTGATTCAATATTATATTTTTGAATTTCATTTGCCGAATAACCAAATCCAAAACCTATCTCTAACACATCACCTCTAGGTTTTAAGTTATTAATTAATTTTTCCATGTAAGGTTTTTCCCATTCCATCATAACTTGAAAATTTATATCTTTATCAATGATAGTATCACCTTGTCTAAAATAATTAGACATCTTTAGCCATCTCTTTCGGTACAGCTTGAATGTTCCAATGTATAAATCTAAATGGTTCTATACCAAAATCGACTGCATATTCATGTTCCATGTACCCTGGAAAGATAATGAGTGTGCCTGGCTTTGGTTTAAAATGTACTAATTCAGTCCCATGAAAGATACCATTACCAGGTTTCATTTTTAATTTTGTAGCTCGTGCACCTGTTCTTGGTTCATGAAATATTGGATAAGAAGTTTTATCAGAGCATTTTAAAAAATAAAATCCTGATACATGTTGATTCCAATGAATATGAGCTGAATGATGACCACCACCATTTTTAGCAAACTCTTGTACCCATAACTCACTAAACATAGTTGTATATTGCTGCATATCAAAACCACACCAATCTAAAAACTCCCAAGACTTTTGACCTATATAGTTTCTAAAATCTAAAAAGTTATTATCCATTGTAAGTGGTGTTGAATGATAACTTCTTCCAAAGTCACCATGCTTTTTAATAAATTCTTTTTCTCTTTTTTTAGCATCTTTAATATATTGATTAGATGCTTTGTTTAAGGATTTAACAAACTCTGGTTTGTCTTCAATCCATATTGGTGTTTTAAAATATTCT